CCGCCGCATTATACATGTGTGTAAGTCCTTTAACTCTATCATTCAAAGACTTGTTCGGGTTTTTAATTGCTGCTCTAAAATCCTCTGCGGAGCTGTTTGCCTTATTCCAATTTCCGTTTAAAAAGGATTTTATATTCGAGCTCGTACTTGAAGAAGTATTGTTGCTGCTTTTTACAGAAATATCATTTGTCGCTGTTTTATTATTTGATGATGTCGAACTTGTGTCGTTTGGTAAATCGTGTTGATGCTGAAATACTTCCTGCTGAATCCATTCGTTATAGGAAGCCACCTGTGTTTTTCCGTTTTCATCGGTTATATACCTCGGTGCTGATGTATGCTGAATATAATTATCAGAACGATCAATACCGTTGTGATAAAAGTTTCCGCTGATCTTTCCGGCTTTAAAATCTCTTAAATCGTCGCCTGCTGTTCTTTTTCTTTGCTGTGCCATATATACAGTCCTCACTTTTTCTTCTTATTTATCGGTAGTTCGTTCCACTCTTTTTCCGATAAATATTTTGTTTTTCCTTTTTCGTCCGTAGTAACTCTTGAAGTTGACGTTTGAAAATAATCAGTGTTTTTACCGATACTCATTGAGTTCGGACCGCCGTAGTGGTCATCATTAAGCGTTCCGCCGTTTTTGCTCATCCTGTCAAGCGTGCTTGTCAGGTCAGCTGTGCTGACATTGAGCTTTTCTGCAATATAATCCATTTCGTCGAGCGTGATGTAGCCGTTATAATAGCCCTGTGCAAGCTGACCGACCTTGTAGTCATACTTAGCCTTCTTGAGGTCATAGGCATCAACGAACTTATCATATGCCGCTTTAAATCGACGCTTATCTTCTTTGTCCTGTGCTTTTTTAGTTGCCTTTTCTGCCGCTGTCTGAGCTTTAACATAAGCAGTGTAAGCTGCCTTATTCTTTTCGTACTCAATCTTCTGATTGTTTTCACGCTCTGCCTGTGCGTTCTGTGCAAGCTGATTCGCACTTACCGTGTCATACAAATAGCGTTGACTGTCTGCTGCTCTTGCTCCCGAAAGATTATTAAGCGCTCCGTTAAGTTTTGCTGAGTAAACATCATTATTAGCGCTGTCAAGGTTAGTGTCTGCCTGTCTGTCAGTTGAGTACCTGCTTGCAAGAAGATTAAGATAGTTCTTGTAGTCTCCTACCGTGTCACGATTACGGCTGTAATCTGTACCCTCAAGCGTGTTATAGAGGTTAAGCACATTTGCGTTTTTCTCCTGTTTTGCTTGATAATCCTGTTGTGCAAGTCCTCTAAATGTACTTTCTGCATCGCTTATATTGCCCATACGCTCATTGTAAACCTCGTCTGCGACTGTATCGGCATAGGTAGGATTGTAACCGCCTGAAAGCTGATTAGCTGTGTTACGGCTCGTATCTCGTGCCATAGCGGCATTCTGCGCAAATTCCTTTCTGTATTGCTGATATGCTTTATCCTGCATCGGATCATATTCAAATCCTCTGCCTGTCAGATAGTTGCTTATGGCGTCATCTAACTTACCGCTGTAAGTGCTTTTATAATTGTCAACCTGTCCTGTCGCTGTTGATTCTGCACCCGCAAGAGCGGTGGCACTCTGCTTAGTGTCACCGCTCACCGTCTGATTCGGTACTTCATTCATAAGGTCATTATAAATTTTCTCTTCGCTGTTCACGCTCAATGTTCTCACCTCACTTTATTTTCAGCTGACTGTTCAGATAATTGTAATAAGCGTCCGACTGTCTGCGCTGACTGTCAATACTTGACCTTGTGTCGGCACTCAATGTGTTGTGTTCATACTGTGCCTCGGCAAGATTTCTAATGTCAGAAAGATTACTCTGTGCCGCTGACATTTGTGTCTGCCAGTGAGCCAGTTCGTTTTGAAAGTTACTCATATCAAGGCCTTTGCTTGTGCCGTACTTATTTTCGTAGTAGTTCATAAAGTCGTAATCATCCGTTACGCTGTCCCTGTATCTCTGATATTGCGTGTTATCAAGGTTCTGCAATACACCGATTCTGTTCAGCGTATCTTCCTGCTGTTGCTGATAACTCTTGTAGGCTTCGTTTTTGAGTGTTGGTACCTTACTTGCAAGCTCGTCCATATACTCGCCGAATGCCTTTTGACCAGCCGCCTGTGAATATGTATTGCTGTAACCGCCTGTGTTGCCGGCATAACTTCCCTGCACATTCTCCTGTGTAACCTTGCCCTCACGGGTATATTTTTCTTTTGCTTGCTGATATTCCGTAGAATTTTCGGGTGTCCAGTCAAATTTATTTTTTTGATATTGATTTGCAAGCTCGTCAATTGTACCCTTGTACTTGCTCGTATATCCCTTATTGATTTTGTCGGTGTATGAGTTTGCGTAGTTGTCAGCCTGCTGACGAGCCTGTCTTGTGTCGTAGCTGTCAGCATATGTCGGAGCTGATGAGGCAACACGGTTATAGTTATTAACCGCATTGTCAACATCGCCCGTGCCGTAAACCTTGTATGTATAAGCCATTATTTTTCACTTCCTTTTTGTGACTGTCCGATTGCAGAAAGAAAATCATCTGTTATGTTGTCGCTGTCAATGTTGCTTAAAACAAAAGCTAACTGTTCGTACATATCGTTTAGATAGTTCCGCATCTCACCTATGTCATTCGTTGAGGGCGGTGGGTCAAGTTTAAATGTTGCCACGCTTATCACTTCCTCTACTGTGCTCAATGTCAATTCCGTATATTTCGACCTGTCCTGTTCCTACAAGTTTAAGGCGCAGATATTCAGCTCTGCGTAAAGCTACGGCGAATACTCTCGGCTTTTTCTCGCTGTACAGCATTTCCGATACTTTTCGCCATTCGCCGTTGTCCTTATACTGCACAAACAAGCTGACCTTTGCTCCTTTTTCGGCTTTAATGCCGATTCGAATTTTTCCGATATTTTTCACATTAAATTCGCCGTCGTAAAGGTCACCCGTTTCTGCGGACCACTCAAAGCAATCTTCCTGTTGATACTCATATTTCGTATTGTCAACAAGAAGATTGTCCGCTTTATCAGGACACATAATGTTTTCTTTTGTTTCATCAATCCAATACAGAACACCGTTGTATGTGGTGCAGTCAATCATCTTTGCGGCATCTTCCTTGTGCCACAAGCCTTTGTCGGTGTCATACACAAGAAGTTCATGTTCTCCGTCATCTCTTTCTGCGGAGATATAATACTTATTTTCATGCCGACCGCCGACTGCGTTCTTATAATTGTGTCCCCACAAAGATTCTTCGCTGATGAGTGCCGGCAAGCTACCGCTCTGATAAGCATACACACCGTTATGCCCAAGATAAAACAAGGTTGAGTTAATGTTCACAAGGCTTTTTTCGCTTCCAATCTCAACACCGGGAACATTGTATTCTGCAAGGGTAAAATTGCTCGGCTTTGTTCCATAGATTTTTAATGCGTAATTCTCCTTGAAAAATATAATGCTGTCGCCCCGTGTCGCAATCCCTGTAAACTTTCCTTCTTTACCGCATGTCATAGCCCAGCTGTCTGTACTGATTCCGTCACTGTATGCCTGCCAGTTGCGCTCATCACCTTGTTTACAACAATATATTTCGTTGTTTTCCGAAGAGCAACACCACAAACGGTTTTGCATTTCAACAATTTTCCCCTCATCAAAATCGGGAGAGATTCTTTCGACTGTGACTGTACCTGTGTACGGCACGCTTGATTCCAATTCGCACTTGATTACAAGCTCATTTTTTGAAACGTAATAAACCTTGAAAGTTTTCCCGTTAAGGTTTTCAATATAAGTTTTATCAACGTAGCTTTCGGCATCTGTGCTGACAAGAGAGTCAGTTAATCCGCTGATTTTAACAAAATCTCCAACTTCAATATGCAATCCAATGTTTTTGGCTCTTATTGTCGTATAATTGAACTTTGGCGACAACTTTTTGAATTTCAAAAGCCTATTCTTTTTATAGGTACTGTCCTTCTTTTCAATTCCGATAACAGAATAAAAGTTGTTATAACTTTCAATTACCATACCTATCTTAATATCATTTAAGCTGAATATATCAACCATGTCTTTATTACTTGTCAACTGATATTTTGTGTCGGTTAAATCGTTGTTGGTATATAAAGTTACGAACGGTCGATAATTCTTGTTCACACTTGCGTCATAATATGACCGTGTAATTGAACATAACAAATATGCGTAATCATATGTCGAGGCATCAAGTTGCCAATTACTCTTTTGTTCTATATGTGTGCTCAAATCTTCGTTTCGGCAGTCAATCATAGTCACCTTTTTGTCGCTCATATTAATTGATAATTTCTCGGGGAATACTACAACCTTGTTGCCGTATAAAACAATATGGTGCTGTTTGGCCGCATCAATCTCATCAATCTTTGTAACCTCTGCCCCGATATGCAGATTCTTGTCAGAGTCAATATAAATAAGTCCTGAGTTAGCCGACAATAGATTCGAAATAATTTTGATTTTATCGTCCGAAGTAATTCGTGAGCGGTTTGCTCTCGGTGCAAGCTGTGGGTATTTATCAGAAGTCATATTTTTTAAATCTTTGAACTCTGTGTAAATACTGCTTGATGAGCTTGAAACTCTTGAAAATCCTGTGTTTGGACTTCTGTTTAATCCTCTGAACACACTGATACTCGTTGTGTCTCTCCTCGGTATTCTTAATTCGGGTAGCATATTGTCACCTCTTAACCAATGTGAAAGTTATACCTTTTCTTTTGCGGGTGCGTTCTGAACCAAAACGCTCCAAAATCCTGCCTCAGCTGATTATATACGCTCATATCAACGGAATATCTTTCAGCCTCTTCGTAGTCCCTGTCAATCTGTGCCGCACAATACACCTCGTACATCCTATCATATGGAGCAGGTGCAAGAAGTTCAAAGTCACGGTCCGTATCAATCTGATAGTTCCCGTATGTTCCAACTATGCAATTATCACCTTCGCGATTACTTATTACATTGCTGATGATTTCCATTTCTGCCTCATTAATATAACTTATAATGTTCTCATCGGACACATCATATCCGCTTTTAAGATTCCTCACTCTTTCAATTACCTTGTCAAGTGTCATATAATCACCTCTCTAATATCTGTGTACGCAAAAACGCAAAAAGGCGGAAGCTACCGCCCCCGCCCTTCTGCGAATTTTGTGTAAGGAGTACAATTTATTCCTTGTTATTGAATTAGATTCTGCCCTCGGCAATTGCCTGCTGAGCGATCTCGGCAGCCTTATCCTGCACGCCCTGCGCGAATTCAGCCTGCTTAATTGAGTTGTCAATAATCTCCGCAACCTTGCGTGGAATGTTCGTTTTAACACCTCTCGGAACAGTGTACTGCACACCGTTGATATTGACCTCAATATTCTTGTTTGACTTCATTGAACCTGTAGGAGCGATGTACTCAACAAGTTCTTCACTTTCCTTGTTTGCCTTTTCAATCAGCTTTGCAAGTTCCTTGTCCTGCTTGATTTTTTCCGCCTTGCGGTCGATCGGCATACTCTTCTTGATTTCCTGCAACTCGTCATACATTCCAAGAAGCTTATCAAGCTGAGATTTTTCAATTGTTACGGTATCGGCAGTAGTTTCCGCTGCCGATACTTCTGTATTTTCTGCCGTCTCTGCGGCTTTCTTTGTTGTTGCCATAGGTTATACCTCCCAATCACGCTACAGCCGGAGAAGCTGTCTGTGCTACGGTGTTAAGTGAAGAAGCTGTTTCAATTCTCACCATTCTGGTCTGACCGATAATGCCGATGCCGTGAGTTGTTTTCCAACCCTGAGTCGCTCTCTGGTCGAGTGGGTCAGATGTACCGCCTGAGCCAAAGCCCTTAACGATTGTCTGAGTGCCTTCGCCCTCAATCTCAACGGTAACATATGCGTCCTTACCGAACACAAGAGTTGAGTAAACATCAATTTTGTTTGCGCCCGCACCCTTGAACACTTTCGCAAAGTTCGACTGTACAAACTTAACATTACCGATTGTACCGATTTCCCCTTTGAAAATCTTGTCTGCGTGAGCATACTTAACTACGCTGATGAAATCCTTGTTACTGATGATGTCGTACTTAACATTCGGGTGTACAACAGCGACATAGTTCTCACCGATAGGCTCAGCGTTCTGACATTCGAGATAGTTCAGCGCTTTGAAAATGGTGTCAATTGTGAGCTTACTGTTCGCCGTAATTGCCGCACGACTTGCAACCTCTGTAACCGCACCGTCAGAGCCTACAGCCGGTGCATAGATTACGCTTGTTCCGGCATTAAGAGCCTCACGGTCAATCTCTTCAATTGAGCGTCCTGCCTGTGAAGCAAGCTCCTCACTGTCCTTTGTCATCACATTATCACGGCTGCAAAAACTTGCCCAGTCTGTGATAGGTGTATATGCGCCGTACTGGTTCACCGCAATCTCAACATAGTAGAAGCTCATCTTATTGCCGACAGGAGTAATGCCTTCCTGCAACGGTGTTGTTACTGTCGGGTACGGTGAAATACCTCTCTTGTTGTAGATGTTGCCCGACTGTTTCGGAATTGTGTCATGCTCACCAAACTGACCGTGAACGCATTTTGCTGTCAAGTTTTTGAGGAATACTTTGTGATAGAATGTGGCCTTTTCGGGAGTCCAATCATTTCCCGAGGTTGATGTTGTGTTGCCGTAAGCATTGTAAACATAGCCGTTTGACTTGTTCACACCGCCCGCATCAACCGTATTATCGTGAATGTTGATAATAAGCTTAATAATCTTGCTTTTCATATGTACCTTCCTTTCGGCAAGGCATTAGAGGTGTGCCTCGCCTCGTCTTACTTTCTCGTAAAAGGCATCAAATTCAGCGTCAGACATATCTTCCACGCTCTTTCTCTGCGTGGTTGTACCGCTTTTCTTGACCGCATTTTCGGTTGGTCGTCTTGCACCACTCTGAATTGACTGTGCCGCCGCACTGATTGCGGCAGAGCTTGAACGCTTTACAAGGTCTTTCTGAAGTTCATTGAAATGCGCCATTTTGTACGCAGTAGTCAAATCATAAATTTCATCATTACGACCTGTCTTTTCGTTCTGTTCATTTTTCTGCTGAGCAATAAAGTCAAGAGCTGTGCGAAATGACGGATTCTGAAATTCCTCTTCAAGGTTGAAGTTTGGAAATTCCTTCTGCGTTTCCGCTGCAATTGACCTTAAATGCGTGTCAAGCTCTCTTGCGGCTTTTTCTCTTCGGAGGGTTTCAAGCTCTTCTTCCTGTGCATTTGTTTTCTGCTGCTTGAAAAAGTCGTTGCGTGCCTCTTCTGTCGTTACTCCTGCGGCAAGAGCCTTTTCTGCGAACAAATCCTTATCCTCTGTTACGGCTTTGAGAAGACCGTCAAGGTCATCGGGCTGTACATTGTATTTGTTTGCAATAAGAGCGAAAATCTGATTGCCGGTATTTTCTTTTTTCTGCATATCTGAAATCTGCTTGTTTTTGGTTGACATTCTGTCCTTAAACAAAGACTGCGCTCTGTTCTGATACACATTTTTGAATTTACCTTTAATCAGCTTTTCAAACTCTTCTTCTAAGTTTTCTTCGTCGTCTGTGTCTGTGCTGTTGTTTTCGCCTTCTGCGTTATTATTCTGATTCTGATTGCCGTTGCCGAAAGCCTTATTGTAATCGTCGATAAGGTCGTCACCTATGCCGATTCTCTCAGCTCTCTCTCTTGTTTCGCGGCTTATGTTGTTTTCGGTGCTTGTGGCATCACCGCTCTCACCGTTTCCGCCTCCGCCGTCAGCTGCGCCTGCTGTGTCGCCGTCATGCAGATTTACGATAAGATTTATAAATTTGTCGTTCATAAGAACCTCATTTCTCGCGTCTATCCGCGGTGTCTCTCTCGTCTTTCCGAGGTGTCAGGTCTTAATGCAGTCCCACTACTGCGACCTTATATTTTAATTATATCAACCTTAATTTTTCAAAAAAAGTTAAAACTCTTGTTGATTTTAAACTTTATTTCGGGTTGCCGTCATCAAAGTTTAAATCTATTTCATCGGGGAAATTTTTGGCATAAAGTTCAAATCCCGTCCATAGTGCTTTAATGCCGTGTCGGACTTCGGCATCTGAACTGACAATATAAAACTCTGATTCCGTGTGACCGTTTCCATAGATTTCATTGACTATCGTCACATTGTTTTCGTCCTGCATTTCACGCACGTATTGCAAAAATGTAGAACATAAAGCACTCACGGCAACACACACATCATGTGAGCCGTGTCCTTTGCTTTCAAAATATATCAGATTTCCGCTGTCAATCAATGTTACTTCAATCACATTGTTGCCTCGCTTTCTGGCTGTGGCGGTGTCTGCTGTGCGGTCTGTGCATTTTCGCTCGGCATAGCATTCTGCACATCTGCCGCTGTTCTGCTTGCGTTCATTGCCTCAAGCATCTGCACCTTGTTTGAAAGTTTCTGCACAGCCTGTGATAAGGTCTGATTCTGCTTGATTTTCTCAATCAGTTTTTCTTTGCCCTCAAATGTCATGCCGTCAAGCATTACGAGTGTGGCATCAGCCGCCTGCGGATTGAACGCGCCCATCTGGAACAGATTCATCATCATTTCATTTTGTGCCGCTGTTGCAAACGGGCTTGCCTTTTGCGCCTTCACGTCAATATCGAAAATCGGCAGTCGTTCAAGTATGTTGCCGTCCTCGTCGGTATAGTTTACCGTCTGACCGTCTGTGTCTGTATATGTCAACGGCTGTTTTCTGAGGTCTGTATTGTCAAACTCCTCATATGTAGTCTGATTGTTTTCACCAGTGATTCTGAAAATTCTCGGCAAGTTATAAAACTGCCTCATCAGTTCAATTTCCAACTGTGCAAGCTCCGTCATTGCTTCCTGTGCAAGTTTATTCGAGTCTCTGCTTACTTTTCCGCCTGCCTCTTGCAATGCCGCAATTGCCGAACCGCTTGTAACACCTGCCGCACTTGCTCCATTACTCGCGTCATTCGTAGCAGAAGTTTCTTTGATTTCATTAGAGAGCCTGTCGTACAAGCTCCATGCGCCCGAGGCAAGCTCTTTTGATTCAACCGGTGCAATGTTACCCTGCAACTGTCCGTTGACTTCAATTACCGTCTTGTCAAGGTCGGTCATATCATCATTGTTCACTCCGACGCCTGTATTTGCGTACACTCTCGGCTGTGAGTTGACTTTGATGTTCACAAGCATATCGTGTTTAAGTTCATCCAGCTGATTCTGTGGTGCTCTCACAACATCCATAAAACCGAAGCCCACGGGAGTATCTCGCAGTCTGAACATCGGTTCAAGTACAAACGGATATTTGCCGTGGTTGTAAATCGGCTTGCCCTCGTTTTCCGAAGAGTAGAGAATGTGTTCACCGACGAATTTACAGAGGTGCAGTTCGCCGTTCTTTTTGTAGTACCAGTCAAGTAAGATGACTTTATCATTGGACTTATTGCTGTTGTCGTAGGTTTCGTGTTCCACAAGTCCGAGAGAGGCAGTCGAAACGCTTTCAAGTTCAGGATATACCTTTCTGATTCCTTCTTCATCGTAATATCTTGCAAAAAATACATTTGCACTGTCCTGTATGTTTTCAATGTGCGGCTCCCAAAAGAGATTGAGAATATCTACACGGCTGATAGCAATATCACCCAGTCCGTTTTCTGCGGTCTTGTCCCACAATACTGCGTAACAACCGCAACCGCCTACGAACTTATCAAGCTGTTCATCAGAGTAGGTCCTTATAAATCCGTTTCGTTTATGTATGCACGGAATAACGCTGTTGAGTGTTTTTGCCGCCTGTTCATCGTCCTGTGCTCTCGGTAAACAAATGATTTCGGGGTAGTTATCCATAGCGTCAGCATGCTTGTTCATTATGACATTGAGTGCCTGAGCTCCTTTGCGTTTCGGTACAAGCACCTTTCGAGGCCTGCCGTTATCGTCAGTTTTAATCTGCGGTGCTGTTGCCTCTGTGTAAAGCAGATTATATTCTTTAAATGCCTGCTTAAATCTTTCATCATACATTTTTTTGCTGTTCTGATATTTGCGGAAAGTCTGCATAGCCTCGTGTATTTCGTCAAGTCCAATCGGCTTGCCGCTGCTCTCGTTCTCTTTTTCTGCCTGTTCGGCTGATTTCGGCTCTTCTTCGGTTTTATCGCCTGTACCGTAAACATTGCTCAGCTTTGATTTCTCCGAGGTCAGAGCTGGATATGTGCTTTTAACCGGCATAATCATACCGTTTTCATCTCGTTTAACTTTGCTCATTTTGGTAATCTCCTATCTGTAATATCGTGTCTGACTTAAATTCAGCGGGTCAAATGCCCTTGCATTTCTCAGCACAACTTCTTTCGGTGTAATAATCGAGGTCATAAAGCCGTATCGCTGTTCGTCATAAATATGATCTTCGCCCTCGGTGTCAATATCTTCGGTGTCTATCTGCGAGTAAACAAGGTTCGGAATTGTTCTGATGAAGTTAGTGCAAGTGTTGAAACACTGAAACATCGGATAGCCTTCCTCATCAAACGCGAGCCGTGAATGAAACTGCATTTTTCCGGCAATTCTCGCATTGTCGCCCTTGTTCCAAAACACACCCAACTGTGCATGCGTTGCGGCTTGACTTTTTCCGCTGCCTTGTTCTGCAAAGATAGCCGGATCAGCAACACCATAAATCTGTCTGCCCTTAATCTGAGGGTCATTATTTTCAATTGCAAGGATTTCCTGTGCCACCTTTTCAATCGGCCAGCGTACACCTGTGTTCGGCTGATTCTTCTTGCAGCCGTACAGTTCTCTTATTCGGTAAAATCTGCCGTCTTGGTCAACGGCAGTCCAACCGACTGAAAACGGTCTTGTATATCCCCAGTCGTATGAACGGATAATTCTCCAACTTTGCGGAATTTTGAACGGTTCAATAACATGAGTCCACCGTCTGTCCTTGTAATGCTCTCGGTTGTCAATCCACTCAGTAAACACCTGTCCCTCAAAACTATCCCACGAGCCGTAGAGCAAGGCATTCCGCTCCGCCTCGGGCAACTGTGCCAGTCGCTTGACATAATCGGGGTCGTTATTCATCAAAGCATTGTTGTCAAACACGCTTGCCGTGATAAAGACTTTACTGGTCCAATAGTTTTTGGTCGTGCCGTCAGGCATAATTACTTTGTCACTGAGCCATATAGTTTCGCCCGGAGTTCCGGCAGTTACAAAATACTGCTTAACCCAGCCGTGGCCAACACCGCCGGGGTTAGCGGTTGACCGCATATACACCTTCGTTGCCTTGCAGTTGCCACGATTTCGGGATTTTAGATAACTGTATTCGTCAAATGTAAACTGCGTTAATTCGTCAAAGCCGATAAAATCGTACTGTTGACCTTGGTACTTATATTTTTCATTCGTGCGAAATAAAGAGCCGAGCTTAATTTGTGCGTCGCTTGAAAAGGTCCACACTCTTGTTGTGGCATTATACCTTGCCCCCCTATCTATTGACGGATAAATTGCCCTTGTTTGGTCAATAATTCGTGCGAGGTCAGGCACAGCCCTACGCAATATAAGCCCTCTGTATTCTGGGATATTCACCTGCCTTGCCGCCTCAACCACAAGATAGTCGGTCTTGCCTCCGCCTGCCGCACCGCCGTATAACATCTCATCTTCGCCACGGCTCAACGCAATTTTCTGCTTCGGTTGAGGAGTCCATATGACTTTCTTACTCAACGCTTTCACCGTCCTGCTCGTCATCTTCGGGCGGTCGCATGACTTCCTGCATCGGGATTTCGATAATGCCGAGAGCGTTCTCTTCGTCCTGTTCCGTCGTATAATCTGCGAGTATGTCACGAACATTAAGCAGACTCTTTGAAATTTCCGCTGCACGCTTTGTGTTTACAAGTGTCTTGCGTTTAGCATAATCGTATCTGTATTCCTCTTCCGCTGTGGCGGCTTTCTCATCTTCGCTTTTTTCGGCTTTAACCGTGACCTTCTTCTTGATGAGTTCCTCGTCCTTGTCAAGCTCATTAACGGCTCTGTTCAACTTTGTGATAAGTTTAGAGGCAACGGCCACAACTCTGTCAATCTCTCTGACGGTTTTCTTCACTTTCTCTGTGTTGATTTTCTTAGCTATTTTGTTTGCGGTTTCACTCTGATTCTGCTTCCTCAGCTCCTGCCAGCGTTCTTTCCCCGACCTTTTTCGTATGGCATACACGCTCACTCCGTGCTTTTCGGCAAGTTTAGAAGCAGACATTGTGCCGCTGATATATTCAGCTTTAATTTGCACCCAGTCAATCTCTTTCTGTTCATTTACTCCGTTTTCGGGTTTCGACACTCCGTTTTTCGGCTCATTCGCTCCGCTTCCCTGTCCTGTCACTTTAACTTTTCCGCTCATCAGCTCACCGCCTTTTTATACTCATTTCGTGTTTTAATTTTAGCTTTTTTCTTTCGTGCAAAAAAGTTAAAACTTTAATACCAAATTTGTACACTTTTTTCCGAGGGTAATATTGGTATGCAAAAACACGGTTTCACCCAATGGCAAAACCGTGACGAAAATAAAATTTTTGAATTGATTTAAAATTTTTGCATATTATGTTTTTAAAAGATTGATATTTTACAAATCTTTGCTGATCGTCTGTGCCAGCGGACAGCCTCGCCAACAATAGCTACCGCAAAAATCGTTGAAGTGATTTTCCTTGTCCTGCGGCGAATCAAAAAACAGCGTTGTGCTCTTACTTTTGAAAACCGCCCCGAAACAACAGATCTTGCTTTGGCTATCATACGAATAGAACGGACATTTGGCTTTGTTTTCTTTCAAGTTTATCTCTCCTTTGATTTATTATCTATTCCGCTGCATACTTCATTTTTGTGCAACCCCAAAAGACCGTACATCGCACGGTCTGAATTTACCATTATTTACCATTTCCGTCTCTGCGTAATCGGCAAAAAACAAAAATACCACTTTGCACCGCCGATGTCAGAGTAGTTCATTGAGTAATCGTCCTCAATGAGATAATGACCCTCAGGCGGTTCAATCATTTCTCCACGCTCCAAGGCTCTTATCTCTCTTTTTTTTGCCTTTCGTGTGACCGATTCAGGCTTTTTAAGATTGCGACTTGTCATCATCCGCTTTTGTGCGGCATCAACATCTTCTTTGCCGGTCAAATCTTTTGTTATGTACTCAGCTAACTTTTTAAAATTCTCATTTTTGTAGAGCGGAGTAAAGTTTTGACCGTTTTCGTAGGGCCATTGTTCAGACAGCAGTTCCCTGTCCTCTTTGCTGACTATGATGTGGATATGCCAATTCTTACCCGACTTACCGCATTCAATAAACGCTATGTACTTCAATCTGCCCTTGCCCTGCTTTTTCAGTCGGTAATTTATTCTGTCAAGCCACTTACCTACCTCGGCACGAAATTTTTTTTCGCTTTCATATGTTCCATACGGCGCAGAAAAGCGACAGAAAAAATCACCGCTCCCGAAGTTTGCATTTATGAGCCTCTGCATATGCTTAACCGCACGGAGCTTGTTTGCTTTTCTCATCTTGGCCGAGCTTAAAGAATTATTTGATTTCCTGCCGCCGTAGTTTTTGCCGATTTTTCTGATTGACTGGTAATACTCAACCTCAATCATATCTCCGCTTTTTATTGTTCGTTTATAAGTGTACATAGCATAACCTTTTATTATAGTATATTATTCTTGTTTTCCCGACTTAAATAATCGTTTGAGCAGGCTTCAAAAGGAGCATTTCAGCTCCCTCAATTATGACTGATTATTATTCTGCTTTAGAATTTTAATGCTGACAGATATAACTAAGCAGTAGCCCAATCTGACCACTTGAGCTACTGCTTTTTTGCAAACCTTACTACTCTGCAATTGTGTGTTCTTATTTTATTGCAATATGTCGAGCCGTTGCCTCGGCTCTTCTTATAACAGCTAAAATCAAAAAAAGAAGTCATTGCTTTTTGATTTTAATTTTTGAATATGGAAATTGTTTGATTTCTTGATTAAAAAATTGGATTTTGCGTGTAGCAAGGGTGTTGCCTTGATTATTCTTCTGCCGGATCTGACTCTCTTACCGTGTCAGCCGTCTCATCGGGCTGAGATTCAGCCTTCTTAATAGGCTCATACACCGAGAGTTTACCTGCCATAAGTGCGTTGACCTCAGCCAGCTTTGTGATGTTTTCATTCAACACTCGGTTGTACTTCATTTCTTCCTCTCGTGTGCACAAGAGATTCCCCATGTTGTCCTCGAGCATCTGATTTTCTGCTCTTAATCTTCTGTTTTCTTCCCTGAGCTTTTTGCAGCCTTTTTCAGCCTTGAGTAATTTAAGGTTGAGATAATCAATCTGCATAAGCACTGCCGCAAAACACTTAAGTGAACGCTCGTGTGCGGATTCTTTTAAGTTTTCAATCTGACTGTTTAAAAATTCTTTATCTTCTCGTCTCATATGTAGTCACCTTTCATTTTTAGCAGTAAAACACAGGCAAGGATAATCCCTGCTTCTGCTTGCACAAAACTTGTACCCTCGGCATTCCCTACAAGAGCGGCAGTTCAATGTCTCTTTCGTTTCGGTACTTACTTTTGATTTTGCCCATTCCGACGAGTGCTGTATATTCGCCGTAACTGTATGATGTTCCGTGTTGTTCATTGTATTTCATTAGCTCCTCACAAATAAGATCAATGTTATCCTTCTTCCTCTTTGTCCTCGGCTTCGGGTTCAGATTCGGATTCACAGCCTTCTCCCAATGCAGCTTTCTTGCTGTTGATGGCTGCTCTGATAACTGCCTCGAGCTTTGCTTTTTCTTCTTCGCTAATTTTGATTTCTTGGTCATATCCATATTTCCTTTCGTATTTTCTTCCGTCTGCAAAGCCGTTCGTATAGCTCTTATTGCAACGCTTATTAGTGATGTCCCAGTTTTGATTGATTGTTCGACATTGCTTTTGATTCTCTTTCAAAAGGCGGTCGTTTTCTTCCTTCTCAACTTTATAAAGGTCACGATAAAAGTTAATGTTTTCCCTCATCCAAATAAGCGTTAAAATAAACGCTACTATAAGGATTAAAAACACAATAAGCATTGTTGTTCCTGCTGACATTATTTTTTTACCTTCATTTCCCAATCCTTTTTCATAGCCTTGCGTTTCTTCGGGCAATCCTTCCAATTGCGATTTTTTCGTTTCCAACGGAAAGAAAAAATCTTATAGCGTAAGCCTTTATATTTGATGCCGTGGTACATTATTTTTACACCTCTTTACTTATAAAATCCGTGGCACGATATAGCGTCACGTAATCCCCCTCAAGGTCATCATCGTAATACTGTGCTGTCTCGTCGCTCATTGCTTTAATTATCACGGCGTAGTAATCTTCTTCCCATTCTTTCGCCGCTTCAATTATTTCGTCGAGCGTAAACTTGCCTTTGGCTTTTCTGAGCTTCAAATGCCAGCGTCCCTCGGCATCATATCCACTTTCAACTGTTGTCCCTTTTTTCATTATTTTCACTCTCCGTTTCATCTGACCAGTCAAAAGCCTGTCCGCAGCGCCAGCAAAATTCAGGTCTGCCCTCTTTGATGAGGGCGTTGCAAATGGGGCATTGATAGTCAGTCCATTGCCATTCTTTGTACTCGGGTATCGGCACCTGATCTTGCCAATTCTGGTGGTTATAATTATGTTCAAACGCTTTTACTCTGCTCTTTTTATTGCTACTTGTGCGTATCACTTCTTTAAGTTTTTTTGCCACTTGCTTTTCAAAAGCATGGACGGCAAGTTTAAGAGCGGTAAATATATTGGAATTGCTCAAATTTTTTAGTGTATCTTCAATGTTTGTTTCTTCGCCGATTTTATTCAACACTTCAATTGCTTTTTCGGCAGTCATATCCTGTACGGCTCTTTCGGCTTGATAGCAATATGTTCTTCTGTTCCACAGTTTCGGGGCATTTTCGGGAGTGTCAAATATTGTAAACAAAGTTTTACACCTTTTACATTTGACTCTCATTTCGTTATGTCCTTCATGAAACCCCAGTACAAAATCTTCGCTACCGCAGAACGGGTAAGGTTTAAGTTTTACTTCTGTCATTGCCTTTGTCATTGTCTTTCTCCTCAAGTAACAGCCGGCACATTTTAACAATTTGGTCTTTTAGCTCCATATTTCCGGTTGCAAGCATTTCTAATCTCAGTATGTGAGATTCTATGTAGGGTGTGGTTGGATCATCAATAGGATTAGGTGCATAAGCTCCTTTCTCCATAATCTTACATTGAGCGCAAAATTTTTGATTGTTTTTTTCAGGAAAGAACTTTTTGCACAATTCGATTATTGTGTCGTATAACACTGCGTTTTCGTCTGAAATCACATTGATTTCACGGCTCAATGATACAAGCATAGAATGACGAGTAGATTGAGTAATGTACCCTGTATTCTCTTCCTCATTTTTTGCCATTATTTTCATCTCCTAAAAGTTCGGGATTATCGTAGATATTGCCTACAACTTCAACGTTTTCAGGCCAATAACGCCGCCCTAAATCCTCGCAGAAGTTATCATACTCAAACTCGAAAATTGTTTCTTCGGCATCGTACCGAACAACTCCGTAGCCGTCACCGTCTGAACGGTCAGAAAAATCAATGATATCTCCTTCAAAAATTTTTGTGCCGTGCTTATCAACCATACCCGTGTACTGCCCAACTGTTTCTGGATCTACTGCACCATAGCTGCCTAAAACGGTTGCATCGGGTGTTATACAGCAACCTTGTTTAGTAACAAGCAAATTGCCCTCTGACCACTTACCGTTAGCTATCATCTTACCTCTGAATAAATATTCTCTCATGACTATTCTCCTCGTTTTAATATTAAAATCATCTCAGACATCTGCACCTGTCTGAGATAATGGTAATATTCAGAAAAGTAGGTAAAAAATGAGATATATATAATCTCGCTGTGCAGAGCGTGATTAACTTATTTAGTTTATTTTACTTCACCTGTTGTAAAAATCGGATGTGTGCCGTCACGGAGCTGAATTTCTTCATCACTCATCACATAGCCGAGTTTGCAGAGTAAGGCATAAAATTTGTTTAATTCCGGGTTGTTTTTTCGGCTGAATGTCTTGTCCGAATAATTTACACTGATATAATCGAACGAACCGTAAATCCTCTGGCTCAAAGCGTATGCCGTCGCCATTAGCATTCTGCCGCTGTCATTGTTCCAATGTTCGTTGATGTAGCTATCTATGTTTTCATCATCTTCAAAGTCGTGTTCGATAATTTCTTCAAAACGATATTTTTTGTTACTGGCTCCTGCCGCCACTTGGGCTACAATAAACTTCACAAGCTCCTGCTTCTTGTTGCTGTCATTGAAATTCGTATTAAGCATAAAGTCTCTTCTGAGGGCCTCACAGCGTTCGTCTATTTCTTCCGCCTGTTCAACAAGCTCGTCCCATCTCTGCTCTTCAAGCTTTCGCTTTTCTTCTTCGGCATCGTTCTTTTCCTGCTTTTCTAATGCTTCTGCGTAAATGTAGATGTTTGAGCCGTAACCAAAATAAAAATATCTTTTCCTGCCGTCCGCAAAGTCTTTACCAATCAAATCTTTGAACGCAAAAAATCCCGTATATTCGTAATTGCTTGGAATTTCGTCATGTTTCTGCGCTTTAATCATTCCATGTTCAAGACAGAGCTTTTCAATTTTTTCTTTTTCTTCATCTGTTTTCTGCTTTTGCACGGCTGAATAAAGTCGATTATCAAAGTTATTAGTACCGATTGATTTAAGTAATTCATTCCTTACATCAATATCCTTAATCTGATTCAGACGCTCGTAGTCTGCCAATGTGGGTTGTCTGAGCTGGCTGTCCTTGAAGGATTCTTCATCAAGTTCTGCAAGTTTGAGTCTCCTTCTTACGGTGCTTTCTTTAAAGCCTGTTTTCTCTACCACCTCGGCAACGCTGTCCCCGAGGTCAATCAACATCTGAAATCCTTTTGCCTGCTCATAAACTGTCAAATCTGACCGCTGCATATTTTCAGTCAACATTGTAGATAACTGTTCCTTTTCAGTCATCTCGACAACAGCGCACGGAAGTTCAGTTAATCCTGCCTGCTTTGCCGCTGCTAATCTTCTGTGTCCGATAATTACGGTAAACTCCGTCCAATCGTCATTCATCGGCACAACCGTGAGGTTTTGGAGAATACCGTTTGCCTTAATGCTTTCGGCAAGTTCGTCAATATCCCCGAGAACCTTACGAGGGTTGTCGGGATGTGGATGAAGTTTTTCGATTGCAATCGTAGTCAATGTCGGTTTTCTTTCCATTACTTTTCACGCTTCTTTCTTTCGGCAATAACATGCAAGCCTTTGAAACAATCATCACATAGATGTATTTTTATTTTTCTCTTGCATTCAAAAGGAATTGCAATCCCGATAAGGCCAAGGCAATCAGCATCAAACCCTAAATAGAATTCCCTCATGTTAACTGTGTACGGATCTGTGATAACTTTGTTACAGCTATCACACTTATAGACTCTCATTTTCATTTACTTCCATTCTCCTTACAATCAAATAGCCGATACTCCGACACACTCAAAGCCCTGTGTCAGATTTTCCGTTTTGAGCCTCTCAATTTCGGCTCTGAGTTCGTTGTTCTCCGCTTTGAGTCGGTCAATAATTCCGAGCTGGATAGCTTCAACATTTTCTGAGTCATCAATTCTTTCATTAAGTCTGTTGATGTCTTGTTCCTGCTTAGCACAATTAGCTTTGTACTCTCCCTTGCTCTTCCAATTTCTGAAAATCATTTTTTACTCCTTATAGCTTGCACAAATATAATCCTCTGCTGTTTCTTCAATTTCGATATGCCCTTTATCTGCGAGACTTTCTTCAATCAGTTTCAAATCAAACGGCAAAGGCAAATTGTTCTTTTCACAAAGTTCATTAAAGCCATTGAAAGCTCTAACAATTCTGTCTCTTAAATATCTGACATCGTTATGTGCGTCAATAAGTTCAATTTTTGTTGAAGCTAATCTTACTTGCACATCTTCAAGCTGTCTCTTGCAACGCTTGTATTTCTTTCTTGATACAAAAATCATTTTTCGACACTCTCCTTTACAACTTTTTTCCCTGTTCTCACACCGTAATGTTTCTTCATTGATTCAAGCTCGCCCTTTGCGTTACCGTCTTTAACCGGCAACTGCTGTCTTGCCTTCGTAGGATAGTCATCGCCTGTCAATTGTTCCCACATCTCTCTGCGGTTGTCTTTAAGGCAAGTGTTGAGATACGACATAACAACCTGCTCAAACGGTACTTTACTGCCGAACCTGTCAATAAGCTCATCGATAATCTTATTCATATGCCGCCTCGCGTATTCTTTCGGCTTTTTGTATGCTCTGACCGAGTTCCACAGCTTGATATGTACATTCTCATGTGTCAGCTCATCAATTGCCTTTGCCTGCAACTCGCACAGTTTAACGAGGTCAACCTCATCTTTACCGTATTCCTTGCAGACTTCCGAAAGCGTTACGCTTGCATTTCTCACGGAGTCAATCTGCTGTTCCTGTTGAACCAGCAAATGTTCCGTCTTGAGCTTCAGTTCACGATACTCCTGAAAGAATTTCAGCTTATATGCGGCAGTGTATCTTTCACTGAGCAAACCGACCTTACACATACTGTATGCGTTGGCGAGTTCCAGCACCAACAAACGGTCAAACAATTTCAATGACACAACTTCAAGATGATTAACCTCTCCGTCAATCCACCTTTTTGCCATATCATTGAGTTCGTCAAGTGTTTTGTCATTCATCAGCTACCACCCTCGCCTTGAAAAGGTTTTGAATAGGTATGCCGAATTTTTTCGCAAGCCTTGATAATTCTTCCACCGTAAAAGTACCCGGATCTTTAATTCTTTTTCTGTATGTACCCTCAGAGCAATGTGCCACAAGAGCCTGTCCTTCACGGTCAATACTCCTGATTTCTGCCTCATACTGTATGTTGGCAATCAACTGTCTTTTCATTTGGTCCTCGGGCTTAGCTAATTTTCTCGGCATTTTCTTCTCACCCTTTCGTTATTTAGTCCTGTAATCTGGTATCGACTTTTGCTTTAGTCACTTTCAAATACTTCTGCCCAAAAATCACTCAGGTGATATGCAGGCATCAGATTTATCCTGTTCGGACAATTCTCCTCTGGTTCTGCAACACCTTCTTCAATTTCAAGCAAAACTTTTTCAGCACCATCTCGTTTGATTTCGTTAAGCTGACCGATTAGGTCATCAATCCTTACTGTGATTCGGTTCATTCTCTCACCTCGAGCACACAACGAAAATCCTTGTCTGCATCAAGGTCAACATGAGCTGGGATTTTGTGCCTTGGGTTACCCTCTACAATAGACAAATGCACCGTTTCGTGTCCGCTTGCCTTGATTTCTTCGAGTTTACTGATTAAAGTATCAATTTTCACTTTAATCATCTTCATTGCTATCACCCCCGTTGTCAAACATTCCGAGTTTGTCGCCCAATGCAATAATAGCTTCAACAACCATTGCTAACTCGTTGCCTTTAATATCGCACATACGATAGCTGACCTTGATAGTTTCTTCTTCGTTGTCGATTTCATCAAAACCAACAACTACACCTTTATTTAAGGTTTCTATTTCGCCGTTATCGTAATTAACAACAATACTTGTGATGTTACGATTATCCATTCTCTCACTCCCCCTTGTCAGTCTTTGCATTCAAATACACAGCCGTAGTCGCTGAGCATAATGCGAGCCGGAATGCCTTCTTCGGGTTCGGCTTCTTCAATTATGAGGTCGGCACATTCGTAGCCGTCCTTTTGCAACATTTGAAGCTCTTTGATGAGGTCTTTAATTCTTACTCTGATTTCATTCATAATGATTCTCCCTACTTTTATTTTCCTGTAATGTGGTATCGGTTCTGTCTTGACCGTTATGTTATAATCAGAACGAAAGAAGGTTTGATTATGAACACAAAATATAAAGCTACTGCACCGCTGTCATCAGACAGCTATAACAAATTTACTGCTCAGACATTGTCTGAGATTTACGACACTGTAAAAAGCCGTGTCCCTTTTGATTCCTGCAAATGTACCTTTACATACTGTTCCGATAACACAACCGTTTCGGCGGATATAAATGACATTCCTAAAAATCTTAATGTACAA